TAAGTAAATGTTTGATTAGTCCCATAAGGGAACGCGGTGGGTGTGATAGAGCCGCTACCTGTGATAGTCGCGCCCGTAATAGCGACACCCGATGAGATTGCCATCTCGAAGGAATCTGTTCCTGCTACACCTGTTAATGCTAGTGTCCCGGTCGCGTTCGCGAAAAGAGTCATTGAGCCTGTTATAGTTGCCATATTAAGTATCCCAAGTTATATCTACTGCCTCTATCATTTCGCAACCGTCCTCCCATGCTTGTCGGGGGTTAACAGGGTACACCCTGCAATCGTTTGGTCGGTCTTCATAGATGGAGCAGACCTTCTTGGTTTCCCCTTTATAGAAAGGGCACTCAGGAAGGGGTTGTTTAGTTTTTGGATCAGTAAATAAAAGATAGTCCTCGCCTACGTACTGTAGTATGTCAGGTCGAGTGTTAGCCCATCTTTCTATGTCGGAAGAGTCAGCGTATATTCCGCCGTTTCTACCACCTTGATAAATTTCACAGCATTTGCCGCATTGGTTACATGGTAGCATGTCGTTCTCAGTATATAAGTAAAAGGCAAAGGGAGCTTTCACTCCCCTTACCGTTCGCATTAGCAATCCTTCTTTAAGATTACCTTAGCCATTGTCTGTGTAGAAACTAAAACACGGTCAGCATCGACAATATCGATAACCTTGTATCCGTCTTTTGTCAAGTCACCAATGTTAATAATTAGTGCTTGTTCTTTAACCAGACTCATTTTTTCTTTGGTAACAACGGGTTTGCTAGAAGGCTTCTTCATAACTACACCATCATTGCTTCAGCATCAGCAACAATTTTAGTTGCAATACCGAAAGCACTCTTGTTGCTTTTTGAAGGCATTAAATCAACAGTTTCGCCGATTGCTTTGACTTCCCATTGTCCACACTTGCTGATATCACCGACTTTCATGGCTTTCTTAACAGGTGCTTTCTTGGTTTCTTTCTTTGCTACGATTATGTCAACTTCGACTTCGCTTGAGCTTTTTGCTTTCTTACTCATCTTCGTCTTCCTCTTCGTTAGTAATTGTTTCAGGCTTAGTTTCTTGCTGACGCACAATGTCATCCATTGGCATAGCATCCATACCGCCCATAATTAAATCATCTTGACCAATCTCTTCTTGTCCTTTCATATCGTCATAATCACTGTCGATAATGTCATTAGCTTTCGCAATGTCAAGGAAAGTAGAGCGTGGGATGATTCCGTTTTGATACCATTCTGTAACTAGACGTAACCAATCAGCACCGATAGGAGCAGGGTTCAAGTCTGGAGTTAGGTTGAAATGTATATCGTTTATATTATAATCACTACCATATTTCCAATTAAGCATCCAGCAGATAATTTTCCGCATCTGTTGAGAAACTTTAGTAGATATAGAAGCAAGCAATGCAGACTGTCCAGCATTACGGATTTCAAGTGCAACACCTGAATCTCGTCCACCACCGTTTTCAGCCGCCATCATACGAATGCCTAATCGAGCCATTTCGTTAATGTTGTTCTGAATGACATTTTCCATGTCACGTAGTGCTTTTGATGGGGTCTCTAATGCTTTAACGTCATCGCCTTGGTTTACTTTAATCCAAGAACCAAGTCCAGCGCCAACAACCTCTTCAAACTGATCATCAGTCATGTCAGACACTACAACAGGAGTATAGGTAGCCGCACCTAGTAACAGGTGGTTTCTACGAGATACTTTGTTATAGAGAGAGACTTCACGGTCGATCAATGGCATCAGGATAGGCTCTTCGCCTTCGATGTTGCCGTTTAGAGGTAGTGCAGGTATTGCTCTTAGTGGTTCGTTGTTAGCCATAATGTTATCAAACGTAGCAATCAACTTCCATCCACTTTTGCCGCCTTTATTAGCAGAGTGAGTTCCACCAGAAACTTGGTAGTTCTGTTGCTCAACACCATTAATGAAGTCAACGTTTTCAGCAGTACCAGTATTCTCATACTTGTCTACAACGTAGATGCCTTGCTCGTCTAATCTGTGTACACAAACGGTATCAACATAATCAGGGTGCAAAGGATTATCTTTGTATTGCTTCTCATAGCTTCGAACAACTAAAGCAAGTAGAGTATTCTCGCCAGTTATAGGGTGTGAACCTGTTCTCCAGTTAACTACAGATTCTGCTCTAAGCAGTACCGGGTAAGGGGCAAGCGCTTTACGCTGTTCCAAACTTAGTAAATCCATGTTAGGGATAGTAGGGTAATCAACCATGACCCAAGCGCGTGAAGTTTGTAGTTCTTCTTTGAGTGCTTCGTCAAGGAAAGATAACATAGAGTTGCCGTGAGAAGTAAAAGAATGCTTTAACCAATCCATAGCATTTTCTTCTACGCCTTCAGGTAACGTAATGTCAGGCATCTTGCGTAACATACCGCCTACAAGCACTTTAATATACTGTGCTGAAAGTCCGGGAAGTTCTGCTTCTGCTTTGTAAAACTTGTATTGTTCAGCAGTCATAGACGGGCTAAACGGTAATAAGATGTTAGAGTAGTTAAAAGTGTCTATCATCGAATCTAATTCTTTAGCATGAGATTGCCCGTTAAGGATTCCTCTTGCTGTTCTCCAAAGTGGCTTTAGAGATTCATACTGTGGATGCGGATCCGCTACTGATTTAGATCTATTCGCAGATGTGCTTGTATTAGCCATTATTTATCTCCTTCGTCCTTTGGTTCTTGCTCTTGTTCCACTTCTTTGTTGCCAAAGATAGCTTCCCAATTGTCAAGGTAGTTTTGGTTTGAGTTTCGAGACTTTATCGCGTCTCCGGTTACATCATTTTGAGTAGCCATAAGGCCTCCTGTAATTAGTGGTACATTCACATCTCCGGTAGCGAATCGGGATGAAGGGAGTACCCACCTGACGCCTTTCCATAACTATAACAGTCACTAAGGAGTCCTAAGTTCTTAAAAGTTGTGAGATTGCTTAGACACTGACTTGGTGCCTGATCTGACGGGGAATAAATACTCAGTTGCGTATCTAATGCCGTCCGAAAAGTGCTCCACGCCTTCGCTCTTATCTACCGTCAAACTATCTGGATTGTTCTCTCTCCAAACGGTTCTTTCCATAGATTTAATAGTGTGTTTGCATCTTGGGTGAAAATACATATTGATTGAATCATCGCCTAGTTTAAGCAGACGGTTTACTGCCTGTACGCTATCTGCGATTGGTGGTGCTTTGCTTCTCGCATTACACTGTATACCATAAGAGTTTAGGATACTAAAGTCGGTCCTACCCACTGCCGCGCTTGACTTTCTTGCTCGACCAGATGGGTCAGGATAACATTGTACTCTATGTCCTTTTTGTATATACTTCTTTTCAATCGCCTTGGCCAAGGATTCTGTGTCCGGGTGGCCCATGAATTCATCGAGGAAGTGCATCTGACCTCCACGTAAAGCGAAGACTGAACTGGCCATGATCGAAACGTTAAAATCAATAGCAATATGAACATCCTCGCCCTCCATGAGTTCGGTGATATCTCTACTAACATGATCGCTCCTGTTAAAGTTGTAAAAGACGTTATTACCTGAGTCATCAAATGATGCCTCGTACTCGCGCTTAAACTGGAAGTGATCAATGGTATGTTTAGTACGTTCGATTTCTTTAGCGTCTAGGTATGGTGAGTCTTTATAAGTGAAGTGGTAGCTTTTCCATTGGTCATCTCTCTCTTCGAAGTTAAACATCTCGTAAAAGAAGTCTTTACCCATTGGAGTAGAAATAACTAATGCCCTACCTGCGCTCGGTGAGTTGTATTCTGCCGCTCGATCCTCAGACCAACGCGTAGTAATACATGGTTGTATAACGGATTCCCATGACTCTTTAAGAGACGAACCGCCTCCACGCCAAGTAGTTACCTCATCCATTACTACAAAATACTGTCCGCTACCTCGAAGTCTCTGAGAAGCCTCGTAAGACCACAGCTTAAGTACCACATTATTCGGGAACCAAAAGGTACCTGAGTGTTGTGAACTCTTATCACAGTAATCATCCATGCCCATCTGATATGCGATCAAAGGGAAGTAGATATCAACTGCTTGCTGATAGGTAGGGCAGACAATAGCCACGTTTTTATTAGGAATACTGGCTGGCATGTTGACTAACTCTTGGACAGCTAGAATTGCCGCTGTTGCCGCTAAGTAAGACTTACCCCAACCTCGACCACCGCAAACTACGCCGTATCGGTTTTCTTTTGTAACAAATAAATCGTGCAATACTTGGGATTGTCCGGGATGCATAGTTATCATAGCTGTTTCCACTCCTTAAATCTTTTAGAGGTAGAAGCAACACGATATCTTACCATGCGATCTTTAATATCTAGCGCTTGGCCAGCTATAACAGAGTTCGGGTAAAGTATTCCTTCGATTGATAATTCTTTTGAGCTAGTGAATCGATTCTTGGTTTTAAAAGCAATATGCTTCTTTAGTTCAGGAGTCGTTAGCGCAATGTAATCGGGTTTCCAGAAGAAGATGCAGTCATTATGAGTACCTAATCCTTTCATAGAAAGAAGTTTGTAAGCAGTGACAGAGTCAAAGCCTTGGTCCTCAAGAGAGTCCCCTTCTTTAAATTCGTAGATGTTAAGTGAGTCACAATTGACAGCAATGATATGGTTTTCAATATCGCCTTCAATGAAGCCGCCGTGATTGTTAGATAAGTTGTAACATTCAGGGTCTTGCCATAATTTATGTAAAACTTCGGATTCGAGTGAGCGACACTCTTCCTTAGTTCCATGAGCAATGATCGATCGTGACCATTCCTTTTCGGGATTGTAAAAGTCATCCCAGAATTCTTGACTTCTTGATGAACAGACGTATCCGTCATCTTCTAGTCCTTTGTGGTATCCAACGTAGACTTTTGAGTCGGTTAAGTTGGTCCAGCAATAAACAAATGAGTCCATGTGGACCTCCTTTAGTATTTTGTATGAATAAGGGTGCTTTCACACCCCTTCGTTTGGTTATATACCTTCTTTATGAAACATTCGTATTAAATCACCACAAATGTCTGAACGAACAACGTCATCAACGCTGAACTCAATAGAGGGTACTTCTATTTCATTATTATTACACATATCAACAAATCTGGATAGATCGTTACCTTTCTTGACATCTGACTGAGCAGGATCGCCAATTAAAGCCATAACGGTGCCTTCACCGATACGAGTTGAGAGTGCTTTGATTTCTTCTAAGGTTAAGTTCTGAGCTTCGTCTACTATCACGAAAGTATCTTCAAAAGACATTCCACGGATAGTTTCAAGAGGCTGTATAAGTATTTGCCGTCCCATCATCTGCTCGTAAGTGTCAGGAGTTAATCCTATCTTAAGTACGTTAGTAATGGGTGCAAGCCAAGGCGCTAACTTCTCTTCTACAGTGCCGGGAAAGGATCCGAGGCTTCTTCCTGTAGGAACGTTAGGTCTAGTTAACACAAC